AACTGCATTAGGTCGCTTTGTATGTTGTACTCGTCAGCAGGTAACTCAAGTTGGTCAACGTCTTCTAATCCAATTGGGTTTAAAAAACCTTTTGCGAAACTTGTATACTTGCCGTAGTATTGATTCATCACAATTCGAATAACAAAACCTTCCCAATAACCGGATGCGTACTTATCTTCAATCCACTTGTCATCCTTCTCGCATAAAATTACAAACAATTCTTGATACAAATCTGATGCAAGCTCTTTGCCAATTTTAACGCAGACATCTCGTACCCATCCTTGAGTTGTTAAATCTGCGATTATCTGCGCCTTTTTGATATAACAAAGATAATTGCATTTTATTCTGATTTATGCACATTTTATTCATAGTCATAACTCAATGTAATCTTTGCGCCTTTGTCTATGCTGTAAACTTCCCATCCTTGTTTGATGTATTTCTTTGCGTAGTAGATGACCTCGGTTTCAGTTTCCAAAATGATAGACAGAAACTCAACTCCCCTGAATACTGTTAAATCTATCGACTGCGGCATTATAGTAGATGGTTTCGGCTTTATACTTCATGTTCAGATAATTGTCATAGTTGCTTACCAGGTGAATTACGGTGCTATGGTCACGATTAATAAAGCGACCGATGTACTTGAGCGACTTCTTCATCTTAACTCGGCAGATGTAGCAGAACAACGCTCTTGCCGTTACCATCTCTCTGTTGCGCTTGTGGCTGATGATGTCATCTTGAAACACCTGCGTTATCTCGCTCACGATTTGCAGCACCTCACCAAGTTCTAAATCAAATTTAGGTATAACCATCGGCGCAATGATTTTACCTCGTAGCATATCAATTTCAAGGTTTAGTTTTTTTATCTGAGCATCATGCACGTTTTTCATTCGTTCGTGCCTTGCCTTTAGTGTCATGTAATCGTATGTGTAGTCTTTCATAAGTTGTCGCAATTTGCGGTAGGTTGTTTATAATAGTTCTTTATATCGTGTGTATGCACCTTCAAAACTCATAGGTATACTTACGCATTGTCCGTGCCTGTTCTTTCCAATAATTAATTCAGCATCCATCTCAATGTCGGGTTTTTCGTCAGCATAGTATGCAGGTCTAAACGGAAATAAAACAATGTCTGCATCAGATTCAATCTGACCGCTCTCCCGTAAATCTGACAACATCGGTTTTTTGTCGCTGCGTTTTTCAGTCTCTCTGGATAGCTGCGCAAGTGCGACTATCGTGATTCCTAATTCCTTTGCAAGCATTTTCAAAGTTCGTGAAATGTGTGCTATCTCCTGCTCTCTTACTTTTTGATGCGACTTGATCAACTGCATATAGTCGATGTAAACAATGTCAAGACCGTGCTTTGCTTTGTGCAGTTTAATTTTACCAACTACCTCGTTTATGTCAGAGTTGCTGCTGTCATCAATAAAAAAGTTAAAATCTAAATTGTATAGTTTAGTTGTCACTGCATCTAATTCTACCTGTGTTACTTTGGCGCTTCTGATTTTGTAATTCTCAAGATCGCAAATGTAGGATAGGTAACGCTTTGCAAGTTCCTCTTTGCTCATCTCCAAAGATATAAATAAGACCTTTGCATGATTACAACAGTCAAGTGCTAACGATAAAGCAATGGCAGTTTTACCGCTTCCAGGTCTACCTGCAATTACAATCATGTTTCCTTTGTTGTAACCGCCTAAATACTTGTCAAGGTATTGCCATCCGGTAGGTATTCCGGTTATGTTCGTTCCTCGTTTTATTGCCTCTTGCAAAGTATCAATTACCTCGCCTGCTATCATTCCAATTGGTTTGCTTTGCCCATTAACGTATACTGTATTCTCAATCAGCAAAGTGTTAATTTTAGTGATTAAGTCAGACAAATCTATATTGTAATCAAGGTAGGCAATTTTAGTTTGCAAGTTGTGTTTTTTGTAAGACATCTCAAGCTGTAGTATTTCCTGCTCAATGTACATATTTGTGGTAACTTGGTTACTCCATGCTGCAATATCTCTAAGGTGCGCTCTAAACCTCATACCTATGCTTGCCAGGTTGATTGGTTGGTTGTCAAGATAAAACTCTTGCATTGTTGCGACAACGTTTTTGCGGTAGTCAGTAAACCATAATGGATTCAATCGCATTATGTAATTGTGTGTAGTGGGATAGATCATCATCTGCCCAAGTACGTTTATTTCTATTTCAATCATCTAATGTGCCTCTTTTTAATTTTGGTGCTACGGTTGTCGGGTTTCTACTTAACCAATTTCTTGCAGCTGCTTGCCAGTCTTTCATTGGCTCACTACCAACCTTCCATCCTTTAGAAGTATAAAAGTCATGAAACCTATTTGCATCAAGTGCAGGAAATTCTTTTTTTAACTCTTCAACTGTAGGTTGTTTAAATACTTTTCTTTTTACATTAACACTATCATTTACACTTACACTTACACTATCAGCTTTTTTGGGTTTATCAGAAAAGGCTTGGGTTATTTCGCTTTCGTTGGGTTTCTTTGGTCTACCACCCTTTTTGCCATTAACCGACTGCTTATCTAAATATTCTTTCCATCGGCACAAATCACGTTTTAGGCATTGCTTAATCGGCTCAAATGCGATGTTAATAATTAGTTCATCCGTTACCGGTTGTTCGTCGTTCACATAAGCAAATATGTGCTTGATTAGTCTACCTGCTATTTCGTCTGGTAGTTGATTAAATACGCCTTGTTGATCAGCGTAAAGGATAAATGATTTTTTTTCTTTAGCCATAAAAAAAGCCCATACACGTTAGATGTGTCGAGCCATCTAACCCATACGGGCAAATATCTTTGTACAAAACGGTCTCGACTCCGCTGTAGATAACAATACAAATATACTACTTTTTTCTAATTTGTCAATCTATTTCTTTATTTTCTAACTGAATAAAACCAGTGTGCCGGTTACTGCCCATCTCTTTTAAAAATTGTACTTCCACCTTTGCGCTGTTGATAATGACCTGTGCAACTTCGCTGATTGCTTTTGCTTTATCGATGTCAATGTCACCGTCTTTAAGCATTTCAATCGTTTCGAATAGGTGATTTCTAAGGTCTTGAATTTTGTCTTTTGCCATGTTCTGTTATTAGTTTAGTTATTGTTCTTTTTAATTTTACTACTTCTTTTAGTTGTTCGGGTAAGTTGTGTACGCTGTTGCGGATGGCGTGTTCTTCTCTGCTAATTTTCTCTAAGTTGTTTAGATCTAAATTGCTTTTGTTGCCGTCTTTAAATCTGATGACCTCATCATTTTGTATCTCGCCGATTTCGTTTACGTATATATGCCTGTGCAGTAAGACGTATTTTTTACCGACTTTGATTTCCTTGTATCCATCTACATTTGTTCTTATGCTGCCTTCCGGCTTCCAGTTGTGCGGCTTATGACCTTTTGAAAATTGTGTTGCTTTACCGCCAAAGTCCTCGCCTAACTTTACGCCTTTGTTCCAAACCTTGTGACCTTTAACAAATTGGTGTTGAACGCTTGGCTTAATGGTGTGAACGTGTTCTTTTAAATACTCAGGACTTTTTTTGAGCTTCAATTTAAACACTTGCCCGTACAAAGCGTAAATCTTTCTATCAAGTAATTTGCACAGTTCTGTTGTAGATGTATTCGGATACAACTCAGTCAGTGTATCAATCTCCTTTTGTGTCCAGCGCTTTCCCATTCCATTTATCTCCTCTTAGTTCAAGGTTGTTTAATTGCAACTGTCTTCTGCATCTCGTGATAGTGGATGCATCGGTCAAAGTGTAAAGGTATGCCAAAAAGAAATCCGGTGCATACATCTCGTTTACATCTCTGCCGTCTGCGATAAGTTCGTCTCTCCATACCATAGCGCAAAGCATACGGTCATTGTCACGGGTACCTGGGTATTTTAGAAGTGCATCTGCTACTCTGTTAAGTGCGCTCATTTGTTACCTCCGTATGTTAATTTGTAGTTCCCCATCCATTTGTACCAATCGGTATACCTACGTTTTGTTGTTCGTAATATTGTTCAATTTCTAATTCAGTTTCGACGTTACCTTCAAAAGTTGCATATGCTTCCATTATTATTTTTCTTGCAAATTCAATCATTTGCTTCTTTTCCATTTCTTTAAAGCGATTAAGCAATTTTTCTATTTCATCGCCATTGCCTTGCAAATATCCACCTTCATAAAGTACTATTGCAAATTGTTCTACTGCCGTTTGTTGTTTATTGTTTGTCATTTGTTACCTCCGTATGTTTCATTGTAGTAATCGTTAGCAATGACTAAATCTTGAGAATACATAACAGTATGATTATTTTGACCAAATGTCACAGATTGAATTATCTGCTTCTTCTCCATTTCTTTGGCTTGTTGTAATATTTCATCAATACTTCTTGAATCCCCATTTCCATTTTGTCTATCAACTATTTGTTGATGATACCATTCTACTCCCGTTTGTTTTGTTTCGTTTTTCATTTATTTTATCTATTAAAATGTTTTCTTGTTCATAATCCTTTTCCTTTATAAAAGCGTTTTGGTTTAATAATAGCAGGTCGCTCTGATTCGTTCACTTGACGTGGTGGCTGCTGCTTAAATGCCCACCACTCTTTTACTATATGGTATAATACCACAACGGTAAAGAATATAAACGCAAGTGGGATGGCTATAATTATTGGCATACTCATAGTGATAAATATTGCTCTTCCAACTTCCACTCGCAATGTAACAAAGCTTGTGTATGCAGTTCCGGTTGACTTTCGTCGTTCCACCAATCAAACGCTTCTGAGTCGTTGGTGTTGGCAATAACGCTAATTCCATTAACGATGCCTTTAATTTGATAGCCACCATTAGCACGGTGACTCATTGTGATGTTACTGATGTCAAATTTCATATTGTATGTTTTTAGTTTTATAATGAGAAAGTCAAGTAAGTGATCAATGCAACTGAACATATACGGAGAGGTATAAGTCAATAGCTCTCCGTATGGTGTGCTGTGAAAGATGCTAAATGCACTACGCTTCCCGTCAAAGTGAATCTCACTATAAAGGTCGGGGTTAATGTTGCATTGCACTCTGTCGCTTTTGCTTACTATCATGTCACAAATATAGTTATATTTTCTATATTACAAAATTATTTTCTTTATGCGTGCAAAATAGTTTGTAACAGTTCCCATGCAGCCGACAACTTTTCGTCTATTTCGTACTGCAAATCATGGCGTTCTATCTCTGCAATGTGCAATTGCTTACCTTCAGGCATTCGGGGATCGTAACTAACAAAGTAACCCGTCTCTAATTTGGTGGCAAGCATTCCAAGTTGCATTTGGTAGTAGTATTCAGGGTGCATTTGATACAAACTATCGGCATCAGTGATTCCAAAGTTCTTTAAATGGATGGCAGAGTTGTACGGGCATTTGATTTCAAGTATTGAATCCGAAGACATCCCATCCGGTGAATATCCGCTATACTGTCCGTAAGGGATAAAGACAAACGTCTCACCACCATAGTATGCCCAATCTTGAAAGAAGTGTTTTGAGAATGCCTCAAACGCTGCTGCTTCGTGTTCAATGCCCCAGGTCAAAGCATCTCCGTAAACTGCCTTTGATTGACCCGTTAATAGTTCAGCTGCTTTCTCGTAGACGAAAGATTCTGCCGTTTTAGAGAGCAACCCACCTGATCGTGAGTTGCCCATAAGCTTGTGAATGACTGATGCAGTAAAGCGATTTAGCCTTGCCTGTTGCCACTGCTCTTCGTTTTGTGTTATTGTAATTTCCATCCTCGTTCAATAAGTCACTTTGCAGATTCAATCATTACCTTGTACTCTTCACTAATCACGTACTTTGCCTCAATGTCCTTGATGCTGCCGCCATTTGTAACGTGAGCAACTGCCTTATCCCACATTGCGTGTTTCGGGTGTAGCGACTCTTTAGCCGTGGTAACTTTTATACCCGTTGCAGAGTTCGCATCGTCATCCTCTTGATTCAAACAAAAGATAGATGCTAAAGCGTAACGTCTTGCGTAAGTGATTGCACTACCTTGCGCCTGTGGATTACTTGCGTCTTTAACTCGTAGCACCTGCTCTGATTGCATAAACTCACCGCTTTCTGCGTGATAGACAGTTGTAATCAAAACGTCTTCGTGTGGGTGCTGAGTTACAAACAAACCGCACTGCTGCATAATCGGGTTGATGACTTCTAAGATTGCTGAAAGGTCAGCGTAGTTCTTTTTGAAATGGGGATTGGTTGCGCTCTTCTTTACGCTGGTTACTTTGCCTTGAAATTCAAACAAGGCTTTTGTAAGTGTGGTGATTTTTTCAGATGTTTTCATTTGTCTTGTAGTTGTATTATGTTAGTTGCTTTTACTTTGTAGTAGTAGGTTAAGTCGTGTAGGATGTCGTAGCGTTCGTCAAAGTTCAAATACATAAAGTCAATGATGTTCTCGTCATTACTGCGACAAAACTTATGGGCGTGTTCAAATTGGTCATCAAAGTATTTGTATGCTTTGGTCTGAACTTCACGCAGGTCATAGATTAAGTGTACAAAAGGTAACTCTACTTGTAAGGTGTCACCCTCAACAAAGATTTGTGCATCAACTTGCATGGCTTACGTCTTCTAATGCTGCCTTAATAACGCTCATTGCTTTTGGGTTAATGATGTCCCCGTTCAGATACTTGCGAACGCTTGGTTGTGATACACCCGTTGCGTCAGACACACGCTTAATCAAGCCGTGAGTCTTGTTTAGTTTGATTTGCTTTATGATTTCTGCTAATTCCATGTAGCAAAAGTAAAGTAAAGTTTTCATATTGCAAAAATATTTTGCAGAATAGAGCAAAAAAAAGGGGAAACTTATTCCCCCGTAAGACTTTCTACTATGTATTCGCTTATCCTTGTTGCCAGTGTTTGCGTTGTGACTTGCTTGAGTGCTTGAGATGCAAACGGTCTTGCTTTAGTTCCTTCTCGTGCTATCTTCTTGGCGATTACAAATGCGAGAGACTTAGTTGCTGCTATCCTATCCGGGCTTTTAGATATAGTTTCTATTTGAATACCCTTTTTATTGCGAATCCACTCAAAGATATTTTGAACAGGTGGCATCTTACCTGCTGCTCTGCCATTCTCCACATAAAACCAATAATCTTCCATCATAATTGAAAGATTGTAACCGGTTACCGGAGTGGTTACTTGAGGTGTTATGCTTTGGGATAAACTGCTACTTGCGTTACTATTGTTTTTGAGTAAGTTGTTTTGCAGCTGCTTGATTAACTCGTTACCCCAATTCTGTATAATACGTGTAACCCCATCGTTATCGGATGGGGTGAAGTCTTTAAAGTTTTTACCTATATCGTCAAGACTTGCCATTTATAGTTAAATAGGCGTATGCGATGAAATCGTTTAATCTATTGAACCAACCCTTGCCAAATACGTCAAAGTCTCTTAATTGAGACAAAAAGTGCCTTCTATGTGCGTTTAATGATTCAAACGCTGCCTTCTCTCCTTTCTCTTTTATCAATTGGTTAATTGTTGTAACCGTTTGATTTCCTATTTTGCCATCAATAGCCACTTTGTAGCCTTGAGTGTTTAACCACTTTTGAACCTGGCGTGAAGCACCGGCAACACCTGAACCCCAAGCAAAATCTGTCACATATTCACCCAATATTTGTGACTGAATTAAGTCGGCTTTTACTCCGTTCCAATATAACTTATAGATGCCTTTAAAGTCAGCGTGAGTCATCTCGTAAAAGCGTGAAATGGCTGTGTTGGATGTGCCATAAATAGAGGCGAACACTCTCCATGTTACTCCTTTGTTCGTGTGGTAGCCGCTGCCATCGGGTACAGGGTGACGTGATGCTGAATCTCTTTCGTGTTTTGATAAGCCCCCTTCCCAGCGAAGGATATAGCCTAAATTTGCTTTATCAATATTTGCCATCTTCAAGATGTTTAATGAGTCTATTGTTGTACCATTGTGCCTTTTGGAGGTCTTCAATGCCATTTTTACGATCATACCTAATGCAATACTTAAGAATATTGCCCTGCAAATAACCTTTAAATCCTTCATAACTCATAGCTGATTTGATACAGTCTATGGCTTCTACCTCGCCTTGATAGTGGGGTGGTTTGTTTACGACATCCATAACTGTTTAAATTCGTTAAAAGGCAAATCTATGTAAAAAACATGACCTCCGCTAACATATACCTGTGTTAATTCGTAAAAAGCAGACGCACCGACAACGTGGTTTAAATCCAAAACGCCTGCCTCTTCTATCTCAACTTCGCTGCCTACCTCTATTCCGATGCGCTCATATAAAGGATCTACGTCGCTTTCACGAAAGATGTAATTTACTTCTATTTTCATAGTGTTTTGTAAGTAAAGGCGTTAACTTTTACTGTCTCTTTGTCCCCTTTGCGCACTCTTTCGGGATGCATCTCAAGCCATCTGCCGCCCAAAGTTTTAGGAGCTGAACCTCTTTCAACGTGCCATCCACCTTTACCACCTTGATATTCCTCTTTGTATGTAGGAGTTCGCACCATTAAAATATTTTTTAGCTTAACTCTATTTTGACTGTTCAAACTTTCAATAGTATATGTCAATTCATGGTCTTCATGCACGTGTCCCATCCACACCATATCTGCACCTTCAACAAAAGTAGACATACGGTTAAATTGAATCACTCCACGTGTTACAGGTCCGCCACCACCAAAGCCGTGCATATATTTTATCTTATATGCAGCCATTCCTCCCATATCTGAACGTCTAAAGTTGTACACGATCCAACCACCATAACCGCCTACCTCTACACTTGTGCCGTTTTTAGAGTTTAAGCCGAATACAAAACGGTCAATGATGTCGCTTTCTACGCGCTTTAAAATATTGGTCTCATGGTTTCCGTACCCGATTACTTTTATCAAGTGAGCATAAGGAGAAAACCAATCAATTGCATCATTTACAACGGCATCTAAGTAATTAGTTTTGTTGTGTTCAGGTCTTATATCGTTTTTGCTTTTACGAGGATCGTATGCACCCTGCATTAAACAAAAAGTATCTCCGTTAAATAAAATGTCAGCGTTCATCTCTAACGCTTGGTCAAGATGCTTCTTTAATAGGTCACGATTGCAATGGGGATTATCCCAATGGATGTCACTAATCAATAGCACTTTTTTTGGCTCAAAATCGTTCTTTAATATGTGTACGTTGTTCTTCATAAAAGGAGTGCTATAACTAAAAGCGTGGTAACAATTGAAAAAGTCTGATAACGAACTATTGCGACTTGCTGCTTGTTGTTTTTGCTCACAAGGTCGGTGATAGTTTCATTTTGTGAATGTATGACAATAGAATCATTATGCGCCAAAACTCTGTATAATGTTTGCTTTTGGCGACATTTATGCAGTTCTAACAAACGCTCATTTATCTCTTTTATCGTGCTGTCGGAGAATTGAGAGGATAGCGTGCGTGGTAGAAGCGCTGCTAATACTATCCCTAAAAGTAGCAACGAGCGAGTCGTGCCTTTTGTCCACTTCGTATATCTCTCGTATAATAACGTATCGAATCGTATCATACCGGGATATCGCAGTAGCTTTCGAGGTAGGGCGTGTTGATAGTAAAATTAACACCATGCCCAGCAATAATGTCTGTGCGAGAATCAAAAAACGGGTCGGCTTGTCCATTTACAATAATTTCAAAATCATCATCTATCACGTTTCTGCTAATAAGTGTGACAATATCTATTATAATTCCTGCTGTATCTGACAGCACTTCTATGGTATTACTACTGCTCTCAAACTGCCTATCCATTACGAGCATGGCAAACTGATAAGAGATAAGCCTTGCTTCGGTGTTAAAGTTAAAACCATTAGGCACTAACCACACTAAAGGGTAATACTTGACCTCTTCAACGGCAAAGTCAAACTCTGCGCCCACCGCAAACCTTCCGACCATCTTGTGGCTTTCCGCTTGCGTTTTTATCCTGCTGATTATTTGGTTTAACGTCATACAATTTTAGTAGTTTGGCTTCGTTTTTTAACCGCCATTTATTCTTCGGGGAAGTCATAGTTGTAAAAACAATCGTCATTTGTACCGGGCAAATAGAACCCACCCAATACAGCAGTATTTTTTGGTCGGATTACGTCAAAGCCGGTACCTGGGTTTAAGAATTTCGGGTAAGAATTAGGATTTTCTTTGAGATAGTCACGAACACGCTCTGCATAGTACTCGGCTTTATCTCGATATCGCTGTTCAATTAAGGTAAGTTCTGACGTAGAGATAGGCGTTGCATTCTCACTATTGCGACTTGCTACGCTCTTATTCATGAATTTAAACGTCATAGGGAGCATGGATTCAACCAACGTGTAGTATTTCAAGCACGGAGCAATATAACTGTCTAAAAGCGTTGTATTAAGCTGCGTTAAAGTACCTGCGAATGCCTGCGTTTGGAGTTCATCGTAGATGCCTGAACCAATGATATCCCTTATGTAAATTTCTTGAGACTCCTTTATTGCGCTTTTTAACAATTTTGGATCAAGATTCTCGTTTAAAGGCGAGTTATCAATGAGGTAACTTGTGCTTATAAAATATACGAAATTCGTCATAAGTTTCTTCTAAATAATTGTGGTTGCCAAATGTGACGGCAGTATGGAACGTGTGCAGCAGGTGAGCTGCCTGCGATAGTCATCCAACCGCCTCTGCGCTTCCAAGCATCGTAACCGGGATCGTTGTATTCTCTTGCAAGAACGCTGCTAATTTGGTCGATGTCTTCACGAGTATACACTCGGTTTAGTGCAACTAATCTTTTGCAAAAGTCTCTGCTTGTTGGTATGATTCTGCCACCACTGATACCAGGTGCTTTTTGGTAGGTGTAACGTGTTACAATTTCGGTGCTGACATTAGAATCGTCAAGGCGTTTGATACCTTGCGGTAAAACCTCTATAATGCCATCTACGACACGAATAAGGCGTTCTTCTACCATCATGTCCACTTCGGCTTGTATCTCTTCTACGGGCTTGTTAATGTTGTTTGCAAGCACATCCAAAGTAATGCCTTTGTTAGAGTACAACCATTGCAAAATCGCAGCTTGTAATCCTTCGCCAAACTGCATCGGTACTGCCGTAAACTTTGATGCATCTTCTCCAAATTGAGCAAATACTGCTAAATCTTTGTCATCATCCCAACCAAAAGGGGAAGTAGAGCAACTGCATTTTGCTGAAGACATCTGAACGCTCTTAGTCATGCCTAACTCTTTACGGGCTTCGTCACGGTCTATAATGCCTTTTTCAAATAAAGCAACGTAATCCACCCCAATAGGAGGCTTATTTTTAGTTATTAATTTAACAGGTGTAATATATTTAAACAAAGACGTAAACGCTCTGTCCATTTGCTGCTGACGTGGCTCAATGTATGACGTTTGGAACGCTTCGTAGGCTTCAATGAGTTCGCTTCTGCCGCCTAACTGCCCCTCGGTTTTGATACCGAATAACATCGGTGACGTAACACGGTGACTCATCAATATCTCTTGCTGTACCTGCTCGTTGAGCTGCATGAACATTTTGTCAAAGTCAGTAGGTGCAAGGTTGTTAATTACGGAAGGTGTTTCGTTTGGCTCGTTAAATTGAATTATTAGACTGCCTGCATTGTCTGTGCCGCTAAAGTTGTCCTTGAAACGCTTAACAGTGTTGCGCATCTCTTCCGGTGTTGGGATGCCTTTAAAGAGCTGTATTAAGGTTTGTGCTGAGAATCCGCTCTTAATAGAATTAAGGTGGAAATTAGCGATTTCGGTGTCAATCTCAATGTACTTTAATGCGCTTTGATACGGTGCTGTCGGGTACTCTCCGCAACCTGCTCTGTACATCTTAAAATAGTACACTTGCTTTGATTCACGGGTTGCAGGATTCCAAGCAAAATACTTGGTCATCTCTGCACGACGATCTGCCCAATCTTCGCTGTACATAAAGTTGCCATCTAAAGATACACGAAGGTTTTGAAAGGGCAAGTGATACATCTCTGCGATGGCTGTTTTTGCTTTGTTCCAAATTATCTCTAAAGCAAAGCCGTCAAACAATTCAAGGTCTTGCGCTACTTTGTTTTTCAGGGTTTCAAAGTCCTCAAAGGCGTTAATGTTTGCTAAGTAGTCGTTAGCTCGTGCTATCTCTTCGGTGTTGTTACCAATTATCTCGGTTTTGTCACCAGCAATGTATGCCGCTTTTTGGGTAACAATTGCACCGTGCTTGGGTGAGCTATTGTAAAGGTTTATAAGCATTTGCGGATAGGCATTGTCCTCTCCGTAAGTCAAAAAACCTTTAGCTTTATTCTCTTTGAATATCGGTATCTTGCTTTCGGCAAAATTTATCCGTATGAAGTTATTTTCCATC